CCGGTGGCGTAGGTGGTCAGTGTGGTGTAGGTGCTTGCCGACATCGCGCTCGTCGTCCCACCGGTGGCATAGATGTATTGCTGTGCGCCTCGTTGCCGTGTGCTGGCGTAGGGGAAGTACGGAGCGATAGCACTGATTGACCCTGCCGACGTCGTGACGGTGCCAAGGGTGACGATGTTGGTTGCACTGATTGACGCCGTGATGGTGGCGAGTTGCCCAGCCGTCACCAAGGCGGTGCGAGTGGTAGCGGTGAGTACCGTTGTCGTGCCTGCGCCATTTGCGCTCACCGTCTGCGACCCGGCGGCGGTGTTGGCGATGATGATGACGCTGAATGTGCCTGAGCCCAGCGTCGACGTCGATATCGTCACGGCACCGTTGGACTCGTAGAAGTAGCCACCGACGATTGCGGCGCCGTCGGCGATGGTGAGTGTCGTGGTGCCAGTGCCGGACATGGCGAGGTATGAGCCGGTTAAGAGTGCGCCGACGCCAAGCCCTGACCGCTCAAAAGCGCTCATCCGTGACGAGTCATACGTGGTGGCGCTGTCGGTCGCAGCGACACCCGTCGCCCATCCCAAGGATCGTTCAGTGGTTGCCATGGTAACTCCTTATATTCCGATGAATCGCGTGTTGTACGTAATTGCGACGGCTGCCGGTGCGGACGACGACGACGCAGTGATGGAGATGGAATTGGTGCCGACAATGATTGCCCACGTCGCCAAGTTTGACGATGCGGACACGGTGGCGATTTGGTTGACACCAAGGTCATCATAGACCGTTTTGCGTCCGTAGCGCAGGTCATAGGTGTACGTCCGTCCAGCGCCGATTGACCCCGTGGTTGTGATGACTTGCCCCGTGGTGTTGTTGGTAATGACTAAGCCGGTAATGGGGCCCAGCGCCGTAATGACGGGGTAGGCTTGCCATGTGCCGTCATAGGTGTACGTCGTGGTCGCGTTGATGTTCGCGGTGCCGTAGGTACGCGGGTAGACGACGGGGTAGGCGGTGGGTGTGCCGGCGATGCCTGCCGAGCCAGCGACGACGTGCGGGACGGCGTCGTACCACGTCGGGTCATCGGCACGAAGCTGGATGACGGTGCGTAGCTCATAGCCGACTTTGGGGTCGGTGTCAAAGCTCATTCCGCCCAGCACCTTGACGTCAATACTTCGTGACCACGTCGACGTCGTAACGGTCAACGTCCCGCCACCGTTGGTCGGTGAGAAGACCTCCAGTAGGCGACCTCGTGCGGCGTAGTAATTGTCGGTCGACATTCCGACGGCGACGACGGGAAGCTGGAGAATGCGAGGGTCAAGACGAAAGTCAACGTCGGTGTCACCTTGCTGCATTGGCCCGCGCTGGGTGATGCGATGCAGTGGTGCTAAGCCGAAGCCCTGGTCGCCTTGGTAGTTGTACGTGACGCCCGACGTGGCGTCGTAGCCGTTGAGGTTAAACGTTGATGCGCCGACGGTGTACGTGATTGCGTAGCTCATGCCATGCCTCCGGCGAGTAATTGCATCGCCCGCAAATCTTGGCTAATGGAAGACTCAGATTGCGCCGTTTGATACGATGCGGACAAGTAATAATTCTGTGTACTCTGATTGACGGCACCGACCCCTGCGCCACTAACGGCGCCGATTGCGGAGGTTACATCGGGGATGCCCCGTGCGATACCCGCCGCCATGCCTGCGCTCATTTGGTAGCCCACCTGATCGGCGAAGACTTTCGACGGTGACGCAATGCCAAGCAGTTTCTTGGCGGCGTCAAGCGCAGACGAGGCGGCGCTCTTGGCGGCGTTGGCGATGGCAGATGCGCCGGCGCTGATTCCCTGCGCAATACCGCTGGCTATCTGTGAGCCAAGGCTGACCGCTGCCGTGACGAGGCTTTTGACCATGCTCGATATCGCCGTGGCGACGCTGGCGACCATGCCCTGCACTGCGGTGTTCACCGTGGTGACAAAGGTCGACACGGCGGTCTTCAACGTGTCAAAGGCGCCGGCAGTGTCATTGCGGAGTAGCTGGCTTATCGCAGTGAGCGCACCGACGACCAAGTTTTGCAGTGGTTGCATGAGTGCTATCCACGTCGTGAATGCCATGCTGATATACGGCCACACGATGTTAAACACGGTAAACAACGACTGCAGACTATTTCTGATATTGTCGATGGCGATGCCGACGACTTGGAAGAGGATTTGACCAAGCAAAGTGAAGATTTCGACGGTGCCGGCGAGGTTGGCTTGAATTGCGGGGTTGCCCAGCGTCGCCATGATTGAGTTATAAATGGAGGTAAACACCGGTATCGCTACCATCGCCAAGTTCTGCAATGCGAGGGTCACCGGGTCAACGTAGACCGCAAAGGATGCAAAGCCGGCGCCGATGCTGTCAAGTCCGCCTTGCCAATCGGTGCCGTTGATGAAGCTACCCAGCGCCGAGGCGGTGCTGTTAAGCGATGCAATAATGCCGTCCCAGTCGGTGTCATCTGCAAAGCCCGTAAAGGCGATGACCATCGCTTCGACGGCGGGCACAAGCGTGGTTGAGGCAAAGCCCGCAAAGCGCTCAATGATTGGTAACAGCGCATTGCCGAGCGTCTGCTGTACGTTGGCGAGTTTCTCTTGGAGGACGACTTGGCGACCGGCGAAGGTATCGACGGCAGCCAACGCACTACCACCGAACTGCGTAGTGAGTTCGCCGAGGATGATGCTTTGCGCACCGGCGACGTCACCCGCTTCGACCATGCTTTTTATCATGGCTTTTTGGTCATCGGTGAATTGCACGCCGGCTCTGCCCAGTGCGGTGATACCGGCTAAGGGATCGTTGAGCGCTTTGCCGACTTGCATTGCGCTACTTTGTAAATCAGTGCCCAATGCTTGGCTCATGTCGATGATTGCCTGCGTCGCCCCACCGAAGTTTTCGCCCTTGATTTGCGTAAAGGTGGCGAGGACGTTTTGTGCGCCAAGGATTGCATCGTCGCTAAACAGTGACATGCCCGACGCCGCACTCAGTGCGTCCGCCATGTCTGCCATCTGGTCGGCAGTGAGTCCCGCCGCTTCGCCCGTCGATTTAACGACGGCTTCGGTCTGCGCAAAGACGGACTGAAACGACGATGCCTCTTCGATTGACCCGGCGATGAAGTCGGTAATCTTGGCGAATCCGGCGCTGGCCAAGTTGACCGCCGCCGCTCCGATGGCTTGGAAGGCGCCGGTCGCAATGGTGCCTAAGGCGTCAAAGCCCTTGCCTGCGGTCTTCGTCGTTTTCTCGACGCCCTCCACGGCATTTGACGCCGCATGGGCTGCGGTTTCTACGCTGGAGGCGTCGCCTTGAAAACGTATGATGACGGTCTCTTCGGCCATTACTTCTTTTTCCTTTTGCTGACTTCGTGCTCAATGCCAATCATTGCAAGGTGTTGCTGGATGATGTGCCACGGAGGGAGGTCTTGTGGTGGGCAGTGATAGATATCGCGACAGCACAGTAGCTCGATGTACTCCAGCGGCGCCGGGCTCTTTGTCCAAAGATGTGCCCGCACCGCATTGATTAGTTTCCCGAGTCGGTGCCTGACAGTTTCTTGGTAAGTGCGTCGATGATGACACTGAGATGCTTGGCGGGCAAGTCTTCGACTTTGCGCCCGTCGTCGGTAGCGACGCATTTTTCAAGCAAGGGCAAGATAGCCTCCATGTCGCGCGCCGAGCCAGCCTTGGTCAGCGTCATGAGGTCACGAATAGACAAGCGGTCTTCGTAGATGATGTACATAGGGGGGCGTCTCCTATACTGGGCATCAAAGTATGGCTAGGCGCACGGATGCCCCACGTGCGCCCCGCCCTGCAATATTAGGTGTTGGCGGTGTAGAGGATGCCAGGTGCCGTGATGGTGAATGACACCATGATGGGCCCAGCGGATGAAGCGTCGATGGGTGGGTAATCGAGTGCCGTGATGTAGCCGGTGGCCATGGTTTCGTATTGGTCGGCTCCGCTGACGGCACCGTTGGGAAGCCACTTGAGTTTTGTGGCGGTCTTGGCTTCAAACAGTGCACGCACGGATTGAAAAGCCTCGGCGGCGGTTTCGGTGTAAATGATATTACACGTCACTTCGACGGGCTCGTATTTGCCGACCGTGATGATTGCGTAGTTACCGTCAAAGGTGTACGCTTCGCCGCTGACGATGGTTGCGTTGACTGCGTCGATTGACTGCGATGAGCCGGAGATGTCAACGTAGGCAGCGCTTACAAAAATACTGACTGTTGACGCCGCTCCGGTAATAGCGCCGGTTGTTTGTGCCATGGAGTCCTCCTATTGGATGATTTCGGTAATGGTGAGTGTGGCGGTGACGGCGTCGTAGTATCTCCCCGATCCCTGTGGCCACTCCAGCACACTAGCCCGTAGGCTGGCATTGCTGACCACCCAGCCGGGGGCGATGAGTTGACGGAGTGCATCGTGGTAGGCGCTGAGGTAGCCTTCGACGCTTCCGGCGATGTCTTTGAGCCCAAGCCCAAGCCCCGCCGAGCGAAGAAGTGCGATGTCGTTCAGTGTCCACTCCGCCTGCATGACGTGACCGCCTCCGCCGAGCGTCGTGGTGCGTGTCCGTTGCGACGACATGCCCAAGGCGTTGACGATGCGGGTCGGGATGTCTGCGTCGTCTACTTGGTCTTTGAGCGTGACGCCACGAAGGACGGGCATAGTGTAGCCCGTGATTGACAGTGCCACGACGGCGTCAATGATGGAGGTGAGTTGTGATGCCACTATGACCGCCTTCGGTAGGGCTTGAGCAAAGCTTCGATATCCTTTGCCATGGCACTGCTGACAATAGCGGAACCGTCGGCGGATATGATGCTGTTACTCAGGTCAGGCGAGCCGTCCCGTTGTCGGTACATATTGGAGGCGAGGCGTAACGTTGCCTGCTGGATGTTCGCCGGTGCGGTCAACGAG